CTGTGATCATGGACGCGGTCATGCCCAGAGTAGGGCACGTGATGTACACTTGCATCTCATACTTGCCTTTAATGAGAGGCGGCAAATGGAAATTGAATTGGTTAACACCAGTCAGTTCACTCTTAGAATGCCTCCAATACCCGACACTGTCCGTGTTTTGCACGATAGTGCCTTGATTTGGAGTAGTATAAGAGCCTGTCCAATTAGCCCAACAATTGTTAGTTGGGTTTAATTGCTTCTTAAAGAAAGTGATGTCGTAGTGAATCCAAAGTTTGCCCAACAAAACACCAGACGCGGCAACTCCTTCTGTTGCCAGCTGGAAATTGCCAAGGGTATACAAAGTAGAGTTCTCCTTTGTGTTACCATTGATGTTGAACAGTAGTTCAGTGGGTCTTTGCTTTGGGTCACATTCAATACCATGATTGAGATCATTACTCGGCTTTGTAGTGCACGAGTAATCTGCATTAAGCAGAGCCTCAGAGGTATTGTATGGCTCATTATCGATTTGGTAGTCCGTGGCCATCATGATCGATCCAAGAGCTTGAGTGGAGTTGTTAAACTCACTACTTGTGCTTATGAATTGAAACACGATACCATTAGGACGCCATTGCGAAAACAAGTTTGCAAATTGACTGAGCCATGGAAAAGTGCTCTGGTCACCAGGGTTAATCTTGAACGTTTGGTTCTGAAATTCACCTGAGGTGCCGCTAGAGTAGATATTTCCAAGAAACTCACTCATCTTAACGGGGATACCGTTAGTCTCAGGACCGGCAAAGTTGGGAAGTGGCGCACCAGGGTTATTTACCATCCCTTTGATAAGGGAATTGGATATAACTCGATAGTCGCCAAAACCAAGAAGCTTTGCAGCTCCTTCTCCAACATTTCTGCCAAGGTCACCGAGGCCGAACAAACCGCCTATTTTACCACCTAAACCGCCCATACCAGATTTAACATCAGGCATCTTGCGTTCGATCAAATTTAATCGATCCATGAGCTTGTTAAACTCATTGGTGGTGAGATTGTAATCCCCATGGCCCGTGAGGGTGGTGGGTTTCACTTTCTTCTTAGCGCTATTGCGTTTCCGCGTTTTAGTCATCATTTATGTCAGTGTTTGTTTTCCGGGCTCCTGCCACACCCGGTCGATGACCGCCATACACTTGCCTAGCATTGGCGAGTGTCGGTACTCATTCGAGAATTGTCTCTTCAGCTCATCAGAAGGTCTGTGACTCAAAAGTCTGAAAAGACCTTTGTCCCAATTTAATGGCACAGCCACACCTTCGGAGAACTCAGAAGAGCAGAACTCAAATTTTCCATCAACACAACGCCTCGTAAACTTGACTATGATTCCGAACTTACGATATTTCTCAATCGAGTCCTTGACGAACGTCTGCAAGTTGTCGTCCCCCATAGCAATCGCCCACGCGGCACCAATGAGCCATGAGAGGAAAACTCTCATTCTCGAATTGGTCGAGGACGTCAAGTACGACCCTGACTTCATCACGCCCGGAATCGTCTGCATAAACAGACGCCCATCAGACGTGACAAAGACAGAGTGCGCTAGGCACCACATACGGGCAAACATGATCTTCCTGAAAGAAGAATCCTTAGCCGCACCATTTAGGCGACATCTAGCCTCAGCATCCAGCATGAGCATCCACAACTTAACACAGAAATCCCAACCA